TACTATATCCGTAGTAGGCGGAACTGGTGGCGTTGCACCAGGATTAGCCGTAGGAACTGTTATAACAGTTGTTAAATTTGTAGTGGTAATATCCACCATTGCACTTTTAAATGTATTAGCCAAGGAAAAAAGTCTCCTGCTCTGTTTCTTCTTTTAAATCTTGTTGAAAGTTTGTGTTTAATAAAAAAACAATTTGTTCTAATAACCTAACCATTTGATCAAACTGACCTGCATCATATTCTTGTGTAGCGTTTGGCAACCTAGTTATATTTATTTTAGCCATTATCTTCTTCCGTCAGGTCTTATTTGTATTTTTTGTGATCCAAGTCTCCAAGGTGTATCATCTACAGTATTAGTTGTGTATTTTATTTTTACAGCTCTACCTCTACCTCTTACATTAATTTTTTCAGTTGTACTAGTTATACTACCACTTGTAGTTACATTAGAAGCAGATTGTGGGTATTGTTCTAACGTCAAAGTGGCTGTCATAGTATTAGCTAAATTATCAAAATCTGGAACAAGTTTGCTTACAGACATTAATTGATCACCATCAGCTATTTCTACAGAACCAGTTTCTAAAAATGCGCTTATAGCTGTGCCATCAGCTTGATTATTACCACTCTCATGTTCAAATATTGAAGATGCTCCAGCTGTTAACCCTAAAATTGTAGATGCATTGGCTGTTGCAGATGCATTATATTCTGTTGCAATAGGTTTCTCATATACGTAAGCTCCTAACCAAGTGGTTCTAGCCAAACTAACAGTATACCAAGTTCCCTCTAAATAATTGTATGCTACTGCTCTGTCTATTTGAGTAGCACTTTCTGAAGGATAATACCAAATGATTTCATTAAATGCTGTGTTTAAACCACAAGCAATGTCATTTCTATTTGTATAATTTATATCATCAAAAACAAAATCTTGCACTGAACAAGGCATCTTTTTAACGACACCATCGTAAAGATAAAAAGCATCATCGGACATCCAATACGCTTTACCGTTAACTTCTATTGCTGCATGCTGTGCTATTAAACCACAATTCGCTCCGAGTTGTCTTAAACCAAAGGTAAAAGGTGTTCCAACAAACTGTATTCCATGTAATGATGTGTCCGTCCAAACCAGTATCTGACCCGTAGATTTAACAGCGCCAACAATTCTAGATCCATCAGTTATTCTTAAAGATCCAGCTTCGTTTGTAGCAACAGGAGTGTAATCAGTAGCGTCCTCTCTATCAGAGAAACGAAATAACAAATCATCTTGTGTAGAAGTGTCGCCAATTGTTGTCTCTGTGCCAAATATTAATAAGTGTCTAGTGTCAGTTGAAACAATACTAAATCTTGATGCAGTTGGAGCGTTAGATAAAGCTGTTGCTCTATCACCAATGGCGCCAGAAATGTCCTTTATAAAAGTCCCTGCATTTAAAGCTGTTGCAATTAGATCTTCACCAAAATTATCCAAAGACCAATTTCTTGCATAAACGATAACATTAGAAGATGATCTAGGTGTATCCCAAGTGCTCGCACTCCAGGTTTCTGTGCCCCATCCATACCCGTAAGTAGAAGTTGCTTCACCAATTGTAATTTGATATTTTGCAGTTACTGACCCACCGCCACTTGCTGTGGACCCAGTGGCATTTGTTCCTGCGTCTACCGTAAAAGTATTAGAGGTAGGGACAGTTAATATTTCGAATTCATTGTTAAAATCAATGCCGTCAACGACATTAGTAGTAGAACCGTTATCAAAGGTAACAAAATCACCAACACCTGCGTTATGAGAAGCATCAGTTACAGTTACAGTAGATGAGCCACTTGTTGTAGCAAAGGGATTAGTCAATGATTCTGTGTCTCTAAGTGGTGTTATATCATAAAGTGCGCCTTCAGAATAAACATACAATTTTCTGTCTGTTCCTAAAGCTAAATATCTAGTGCCATCTAAGCCAACCCAACTATGTGTGTCACGAACAACACCTACAATAGTTTTGTTTGGATTTGGCAAATTTGTCCAACCACCCCATCTCTCTGCTTTACCATAGTGAAATCTAACAAAGTCTGAATCTGTATATTTTCTTTGGTCCCCTGCTGAGTAAGCTGAGTCTTGTTTATCAATACCAGGTTGGAATTTTAAATCTACTAATTGCATGATTAAGTTTTAAATTATTTCTTGTTTTGTGGCAAGAATTGAGTACCAACATTACCTTTAAATGAGTAATTACCGAAATGTGTCATACCACTCATAATGTCAGCGTATATTTTACCGCCTATTTTCTGCCATAAACGACAAAATGCATAGTCCTCAGATAAATATCTTTTTGTCTCTGGCTCTATCATGGTGTCAAAGAAAGCATAGTTCCAATCGGATGTGTCATGATAATCAAACCTCTTATCGTGAGGATCTCCTAAATGTTGGTCAGATTTAAATTTTAATTCAGGATATGCTAAAGCCATTTTTTTAAATACGTTTCTTTTAATTAACATGAATCCTGTGGCTCCATCTAAAACCTCTATAAAGCCATCTTTTACTAAAACTTTTTTAGGGTCTTTTACGTTTAAATTGTATTGTAGAGCAGCAGCGTGAAGCTCATCTTCGCTTATCTTTGGTTTTTCTTTTAGTTTTCTTTTTACTTTGGTCCAATCTATGACTTTACGTGGATATACTCCAGTAACTACTTCCTCATCTAAATCTAACATACGAAACACAGACTCTGGATTAAAAGCTATGTCTGCGTCTATAAATAAAAGATGAGTATATTGTTCATCATCCATAAACAATTGGACAAGAGTGTTACGAGCTCTTGTAACTAACGATTCATTTCCAACCGTGCCAAATTGTAATTCTATTTTTTTTGTTGCAGCTAATGCAGTTAATTTTAAACAACTTTCAAAATAGTTTGCTGTAATCATACCGCCATAACAAGGCGTGCCTATAAATATTTTAGCGTGTGGCATATTCTACCTTTAAATATTCTATTTTTCTTACCCAACCACGTGGTATTGCAATCGCTCCACCGCCATGATTATCGTCTTTATCTATACACCAAGAACGCATAATTACGATCTTATCATCATTGTTTACGACCATGTAACCCACTTCTTGGCACACGGCCAACGGAGCATCGGTAATATCTTTCAAAGGAAGCCAACCAGTTTCTGTATCTTTTGCATCCATCCAAGTGATACGAACCATCGGCACTCTATTAATATCAAAACCCGCCATCTTTTTTTGTTATCTCTCTGTAAAATATGTTTAAGGTATATCTTTTTGAGCTGTCCCCAAAAGATTGTAAATCAGAATGTGGTATTTTCATGCCATTAAAAAACAAAGCTCTGTTCTCAACAAAACCTATGTGTGACGACAGTTGATTATCATACATAAAACCTGTGCCATTATTTAAAAGTGATTCTCCTTTTACAAATAACAAAAAATTAGCAACGTTTGATTTATCATCATCAGTGTGAAACAAAGGCTCTTTATTATTTTGTCTTATGTGAGCACTAACAGATATCGGCTCAATGAATCTATGTGGAAAAAAATATTGTTTTATAAGTTTTAACAAAGGATCTTCATGAAAACTAGGATGAAACGTATGCCTTAGCCCATAAACTTGACCTTCGGGATTTTTAACTTCTTTATACTCTAAATTTACTAACGTATCTTGTAGAGATTTAAGTGTATCTTGAGCTAAAAAATCATCAACATACATGACAAACTTTGTCTCTTTATGATGTTGCATTAGTTTTCTAAAGGCTCTGGTTCTTCCTTTTTAATTAAATGTAAGTTAAAAGATACAGATCTTCTCTCTTCATTTGGTGTCCTAAACGGATACACGCCGTGTGCTAACCAATTTGGAAACAAAAATATATCACCTCGTTTCGGTGACTCTTGATGTTTATGACCACTAAAAGTAGCTGCCTGACCATTAAACCAACATATATCTCCTACAGTTGGATAGTGATCTTCTTTTGCATATTCATCTGGTAGACTTGGTGGCACTCGTAAATAACAAACACCAGATAGTTGACCCTCGTGTATATGAAAAGGATTAAAGTCTCCAGCCCATTGGCTCACGCACCACATAGATTCAATAACCATCTTACCAACAAACTCTGGTTTAATTGTTTCACTAGCTGGTGGTATTGAAAGATAATTTCTAACCATCTCACCCATAAGTTGCACCATTGGTGCGAACTCATCTGTGTTCATCCAATCTTGTGGAAATCTTACTTCTTTTTTAACATTACCTGCTAAGTTGCCAGAGTGATCAAACTCTTCAGATAATTTTTCGTCAGTTAACAT